CTTAGGAAGGCGGTCTATTTTTTAATCTACTGTATAGAATATTGCGCACATAATTGTACCGGTAGCGGCTCCTCCGGCAGTTATTATTGTTACGTCAGTTTCAGCAGTATTTTCATATGCAAAACCGTCGATTGCGCCATCTTCTGACAGTACAAGTTTACCTGCAGTAGCTGCAGCAGTAGCGGCAATATAGCGATTAGTATCGCCTGAATCACCTACTTCTAACGTTACACCAGAACCAAGAGCGTCGTGATGAATTATGATTTCATATACGTTAGCGCCTTCTGGCAAACGAGCGATAGTAATATCGCTGGCTGCTGCCAATGAACTTGCTTCATATGTATCATACCATACACGCATACGACCACCTGTTTGGTCAACTGGAGCTGCGACAGCGGGAACTGCATCTAAATTGGTGATATTAACACCTTTTACACTAGCCATGAGTAATGCCCTCCCTTATGATTCATCGCATTTGATTTCAACTACACGCTCTTCTTCAACACGTGTTGAGCCAATTGACATGGCATAGTACACGTAAGTAGAATAACGCTTATCAGCACGCTCTGTAATCTTAGATGTAGGTTCTTTACCTAAAGCAAGACCAAGACCTCCCTTATTCCAGCATATTACCCTGCGGTAATCACTGGCGTCTGTAAGAAGTCTTTCTGAACGGACGAAATTGAATCCCATAAAGCTATTCACGTCGCCCTGTACAAGCGCTTTGACTGAGTTGTAATCTGAACTTGTTACTTCAGTTGTCTGTAGCAAATCATGGATTTGCTTAGCAGAACAAGCGACGTAACGACTTTCTGATGGATCAACTTCGGCAGCATCAAGAATTTCTTTGGCATTACGAAGCTTGCCAATAGTTAGTCCTGAGTTTACTGCACCACCTGATTCAACATAGTTCACAGCGATTTGTTGTGATGATGGAAATGCCACAGAAGTAGAACCAGTCTCCCCCGTATAAGCAGTTCCGAAAGCGGCAGCGATGATCTCGTCATCGATGGCGCGGCCCATTGCCCAAGCAGCATTCAAAGCGTATGCACTAGTTGGATCAATCAATGTTCTTATCTTATCAAAATCATCGACAAGATCGCCCCAATCATAATCAACTAGAGATACACGCCTTCTGTCGTGTGGAGTATGGATCAAAGGTGAATCAGCATGTCTGCTGGTCACTTTTTGAGCTGTAGTAGCACCAATCTGATCAAAGTAAGCATTCTTACCTTTAACAGACATACTTCCTACTGACCCACGAAGACGGGAACCTTTTTGCTGCAAGAGGTGCATTACATTAGCACTATACTGCTGCACAAACGCAGTAGTAATTTGATTTGACATAATTGTCTCCTCTATAATTAAACAAAATCCCTCGAGTGAGCTCCCCGTCTTACGGACCCGTCTCTACATTTACACTTGTTCAGTGATAGTCTATCCTATCGTCTCACGGACCCTAGCCAGAGCTACCCGCGTCATCCTTAAGCATCTACCAATTCAGGATGGGCATATTGAAACAATTTCTGCATTCTAGTAACTGCTTCTGGATGTGTCGGAGCAGAAGCATCACCATATGCTTTCATGAATTCGTTATCTCTTTGCAATGAAGCTATTTCACGTTGCGCTTCATTAGGAGTCATCAAGAAAGAACTATTGCCAGTTCCTACAGCTATATTGTCTTCAGACATCGCCATTCCTATCTTAGCGAACATCTTAATTACTGTAGGATCATTTCCTAATCCTGTATCTTCAAGTAACTGTACTCCTTCATCACCTCCGAATTCACGTGCAATGCGCTGAGCTAATTCTAACCTTTGATCATAAGCATTGCCAAATTCTTTTTGTAGAGCTTCTTCAGCATCACGTCTTCTGTCTGAAAGACCAGTTTCGATCTGTTGAGAAGACTCCACAGCTAGACCATTATACCAATTAAATATTCCTTCGGCTTGTTTTTTTGATAAACCAATGCCGTAAGCTGTTTCTTTAAATTGTTCTATAACTGCGTCATCACTAGCTATACTACCCTGTTCTTCGCCAAAAGTAAACTCATATGACTTAGAATCTTCTGGACGACCAAGTCTATCATACACGACTCCCCAATCTGAATCCTCAGCATTAGGTCCTGGAATAGCTACTTTATCAGCACCCACCATTTTCTGGGCATTATGATAAGATCTAGCTAAATCCTGTACATTGTTAATATCTGCAAAAGATGACTCAGTCCTTAAATCTTCTGGAATGCTGTCCAGAAAATCAGGTTCAGTCGATGCGTCTAATACTTCATTTTCTTCACTCATAGTCTTTTTCCTCTGTAAATTTATCCATGTCAGCGGGCTTCAATTTAAGTATAAACAAAATTCTCAAAAATACGTTTCTTTCTCCTTCTCTATATGCTGTCTCATGGGAATCGCCCTTGATATATGTAGGATGGGCCATATGACACTGGTCATATAAATCCTTAAGAACTCTTTTCCCTTGGTCGGTATTAAAAGTAAATCCATAATCAGCTGTTCTTTCTTTTTGGCTATATTGGTAAGGCTTGTTCTTGACCACCTAGAGCTCCTTGAGCGAAATCAGATTCGCCTTTTCCAAATTTCTGATATGCATCTGCAGCTCCTTGTGCACTTTCTATCATTTGTTGTGCTTGCACTTGCTGCTGTTGCGCCATTCTTTCTTGTTCTACTGTTTGCTCATCTTTCATTATATTAGAAGGAATAGCAAATAGTTTAGCTACCCATCTGAATGCTTTGTCTCCATCGATGTTAGACATCAACGAAGGATCAGCTTCTATAAATGGAGACATAATTTCTAAAGTTCTTATTAGACTTTCTGACTCTATAGCTTTTTGTGCGCGAGCAATTGGTGATACGTATTCAATTTCTAGGGTACCTAAGTCTCCCATTAAAGGCAATACGGGAAGTCTATTTGACCTCTCTAATAGTGCATACACTCGTTTTATCAACGGACCAAGAAATTCTGATTGCATACGTCCCATCATAGGACTCATCAATCTCATCTTCTCTTCACGTCGTTGCAGAATCTCTGTAGCAGTTTGTTCCATATGAGTTTTAGATTGTTGTGGCGTCAGCAGCATATCAACATAGAAAGCTTTTGTTATATGCTCTCTTCTCTGTTGCATCATATCTAGACCAACAGTAAAATTCTGATGATTCTTTAAAGGCTCTATACGATCTTGAGTTCCAGATCTATAGTAATTAAGGCCTCCAGGAACAGTTCTGACTGGATTCATAAAGCCATCGTCTGGCACCATCAATGGTGGATCAACAGCTTTTTGAGCAGCTTTAATAACTGTCTTGCTCATCTCATTAAGCATTTTAACATCAGGAAGTACTGTCATAGCGGGAGAACGTCCATAAGTTTCTCCAACAAGTTTAGACCATCTTGGAACTAAGAATGGAAATTCGTCATATCCGCTTTCATGAACTACGTGACGTGTATCTATATGTATATAGTAAGATCCCCATGATTTGCTTTTCTGGTCTTTCTTTTTAGTTCTTCCAGAATAATCTGAACGAGGCATAACGCAATGTATCAAATCTACTTCTTTATCTTGATCCTGTTCTGCATCTCTTGTCATTTTATCATTCAAAGATTTAACACCCCAGCGTTGTATTATCTGTCTGTATGACATCTTTATACGTCTGTCTAGAGTATCTATCTTGCCTTGATGATCTTCCATAATGAAACAATCAGCTAAATGGAGAGTACTGAATCTAATACCTTTTCCTACTTCTTCATCTATATACATAACAGATGTTCCAAAAGCAGATACATCTAAATAGAGCTCATGAGCTTGAGGATGGAAATTCATTTCTGGAGAATTGAATACGTCATACATAGCACGTTGAGTCTCTAGCAACCAGTCTCTGACGCCTTTATTGTTCAGCATCATTTTATTCTTGAGAGTCAACGCAAACCAAGGCTGCTCTGGAGAGGTAAGAAACGATTGAAGTCCTGCTGCTAATTGCTCTGCAGCCCATGGCGCTGTGCCATCATATATCTTCTCTGTTCTTTTAAGACCTCGAGTTTGTTTGCTTACGAAATCAGCCCTGCGT